AGCCGCTGGTGATATTCCAAGTTTGTCGGTTCCTAATAAATTTCCCGGATCAAAAGAAGTATCAGTCACATATTCTCTTGCGTGAAAACTCAAGATAGTGGTTGCTGGATCAATCAACGGATTTGTCGTCACATCCCTTTCTGAACCAAACCCAAATTGTAAAAATGTTTTAAGCCTTTCTCTTTCAACCGTAAATCGTCGCGGTACAACCACAGGTTTTAAAAGACTCACAGCTTTATCATTACTTGAAGAATCCCGATTAGTAACAGCTTTAAAAATAACATCCTGCGACAAATAATCTACCTTAAAATATTGATGTCCTGCGCTATCAAAAACCGCGAGCACTTCTGTTATATTTTCATCTGATAATTCAAGTCTTTTGAACTTTTCATAACCAACAATACCGATTGTCTCTTCTCTGATTTCACCTGAAATTACTTGTCCGGTGCCTTTGATTGCGAAGAAAGTTGGTACTCCCGTGTTTTCGTTTGCCGCTGATACTACAACTTCATTTTTAGGATCAGCAAAAACAATATCCTCGTTCAAAATAAATTGCGAGCCTCCATCTGAGCTTAGGGAAGTTCCTTGTTTCAAAATTGGCAAGTATCTTACATCCGGTCCTAGACCAGTAACACTAGCTGGAACAATTATATAAAATGTAGCAATCCCAGATGATGAAGGATTTCCGGTGAAACGAAACCCCATTTGCCTTCCAAGTTTTAAAACGTTGTCATATTCAAGTGCCGTATCCAAAAATGTTTCATTTGCGCTATAGTCTACATAATAAGAAAGAATGTCACCAACATACGAAACGGTGTCAAGCATCAACGCACCAAAGCCCGCTTCATTAAAATCTTGAAAAGTATCGGGATAATATCTTCTAGCGTAATTTACCAGATCGTTCTTAATGGAGTTAAAATCTCTTGAAGTATAATTGATCGCTGGATAAAGTTTCTTGGTGCCCATGTTTTTTAGTCCTTGACTTAATTAGTTGTGAGGCGAGGTTATTGACAGGTTATCAACTGTGTCCAAGGGACCGATTGCATATTCAATTTCCATCGCTAAAAAATTATTATCCATCCCCGCAGCGCCGCCCATAGTCGGAGTGACAAATATTATATTCAAAATAACGATGAAGGGCATATATATCTGAACCTGTTCTTCTATTTTCGCTTCAATCGAAGAATACAATAATTGCCCATCATTTTCAAAAAGAAAATTTCTTACCCCCACTCCAAAAAAAGGGTCCATCATTCTTTCCCCTGGTGAAGTTAGCAAAAGATTTTTGAAATTTTGCTTAACCATGTTTTTATATGTTTTTATTAATTGATAAGTCCCATCAACAGAACTAAGAGCCAACGGTAGTTTCGGTGTAAGTCCAGCCATTATTATTCCCCCATAATAATTAGAATCGTTTGGGTTTATTTAATCGCAATCATGCGGAATTGGATTAGTTGCGTGTTCTCGTCCGATGTCTGGTGGACCATCTTCGTCTTCTCCGCTTGGAACATCAAGGGATGGTGATCCACCGGCTCCATGTTGGTTCGGGGGAATAAAACCTTCCGGTGGATCATTTGCTTCGCCCGTAAAGGGGTCAAAGCCCCAAGCACATTCATCCATAAATTGCTGAATGATAGAACCTGTCGGGCAATCACCAGGACTATTTGTAAGAATATTAATTCCCGTTCCCGTTTCTGGGAATTTCAAAGCACAACGATCAATTTCTTTCTTTATCGGTGCAAACGGATCGGCGCTAGTACCCAAAATCATGTGACCCGTATTGAACGGCCAAAATTTTGTACCGAAAAGTGTTAAGTACATATAACCAAGCGGACCCAAAGGCGGACCCGGTATCGGAAAAAACAGGTCCATAGGGACCAACCCAAGGGAAATTAAAATTATTGGAATTTCGGGGAAGTTCCGCAGCCAATCCGGAAGGTCACATTCGGTCATAACTGCTCCCGTTACATTCCCCGAGTTGCCACCCTGGAAATCTCCTTGCGAGATTTCGTTTGCTCGATTTCCAACCTCTTTTGCTTTATTTATTGTCGCTACAAGTCCCGCGCCAATCTTTTCGGTCAAGAGTTGTATTTTTCGAGCAATCGAAATATTGGGGCTAAAAGCTTCGCCAGCCCCTTTCATAATTCCAAAAATAAATTGAAGTGCCATTAACCCATAATCTATATCAGGTAACGCTTGTCCATTAGCAACATCAAGAGCTTGCGACTTTTGATCATACCGAAAATCTTGATATTGATAGTTACCGCTGTTTAACATAGCCAAAAATGCTGCACGCAAATTCGCTTTGGTATTCATAAAAACATCGTTCAAACCAGGAAACGGCAACACATAAGCTGCGTTATATAAAACAGCAAGGGATACAAGGCGTTCCATCGGGAAACAATAATCGAACATAAATTTGTATTCTTTTGTATTTTTCAACATACAAATTAGTTGCGGCAATTCTTTTTTATAGTTGTCTTCAAAAAACTCGTTGACACCGTTTATTTCGCTTATAAGTGTGTGGGGGTCTACATCTCTTTCAACACAAACAATCGGAAAAGCAAAACGATTATAATTTGGCGAGTGTGTATCTGCAAGACTTTCTTGCGGCTGATCTGATATTAAATATGATTTATTTTTTAGAGCTTTCGGAAAATGGAAAATTGCGTCATCATTTTGTCCGGGTGCCACCGGATAAGGATCACTTCTTTTCATCGCAGCATCTAAACCAGGATTATTGCCGGATTTACAAACCAGACGCAATCCATAACGAATTGATTTAAAATATCTTCCCACCGTTTCAACCGGGATCGGAAAAGGAGCAGGAGCGACATTTGCGGTACTTAAAACACCAGCGGGTCCACAATCGTCTTCTTCGATTATTTGCGTCGTTGGTGTTGGTGTTGGCGGATTTTGATTTGGATTTTGATGAGCTTCATTTAAAAAAGAGTCATTCCAAGTCTCAGAGCGAAACCGAATATCGAACGCTTCAGGATTTTCCACTTCGGACCACTCTTGCGCCAAAGCAGGATCATCCCAGTAATCTTGAGCTTCAAAGCGAATATATTTTTCTATAACAAAACTTCCATTTATAGGATCTTTAATTCCCAAAATTTTATCGGTGCTTCCCACATGCCAGTCATCTTGAATTCGATTCTGTGGCACCCATAATTGAGAATCACCCGCATAAAAATCTGGAAACCATCCTGCATCTGGATCATTCGGCTGAATTTTATTTTGTATTAATAAATTACTAATAGATTTGTTAGGATTCCCTAAACCTGAAATCGACAAAACTTTTCCAGCGGCGTATCTCATTTCTTCTCGAATGAAATAATCCAACGCAACAATGGGATCAGTAACAGGTTCAAGTCCTATAGCCTGTCCTTCGATGCTGGCAGCAATTAGATTATATGCCTTTAATGATTGAGATAGAAACTCATCTAAATATCCTTTGCCTCGGATCTCTCCTGTCATATGCTCTCGCAAATAAACTATAAAAACATCATCGAGGTCTTTAGCTTGAAGGGCACTAAAAGTCGGGAGAGTTTTAAGTACAATTTCTAAAGCGTATGTGCGAACTGTTGTTTTAACAATACCAAACAAAGCCGCAGATTCAAACGCATTATCCCGATTATCCCCTAACCCGGATACATTCGGTGCAGATTTTTCAATACATTGAGCATCTTTATATCGTTCGAAAATATCGTCTTTTATCGTTTCTAAACTTAAAAGACTCAAGTCAGGACAGCCGGGTCTTGGTGTCGGTGCGAAATTAATCAAACGAAAAAGGTCGCCCGCATTTTCTTGCAATAAAGCGGACGTGCCGACTTCCGTTAAAGTCTCCGCCATTAAATCACGACTCAATTCTTCAAACAAAGATTTAATTCCCTCTGAAGGTAATTGGTCTGCTAAGAGTGCATTATATATGTCTGGTCCACCATGAGCCATTCCGCCCGGAGTTGCTGCCGGGGCGAACCATCTGCAATAATCAAGTTGGGACACCGGAAAATCGGCAGGGGTTAAAAGAACTAAGTCATCAACTGAACCAGTATAAATATTTTCTCCATTCGCCCAGATTTTTTGTAAAAATTGCACAAAATGTTTTTCTTTTGTAGAACCATCTGTTATTGAGGTTGCGTAATTTAAATTTTCTTGCTCAATAACTTCAATCGCCGCAGGAGGAATATCAAGGTCAAACATTTTTCTATAAATTTGTGCATCTAATCCAGAATTACTATCGCCAGTAATGTGAACCGAAAACTTATCTTTACCTGGAGCTGCCAGTTTTGAATTTAAAGAAACCACATACCGTTCAGGACCAAATAAATTTTCCAAACCTAGTTGACGGAGAGAAGCCATGAATGTAGGATCATTTTGTGCAGAATTGATAAGAAAATCTATTAGGTTTCCAGCGGGGCTATCAAGGGTTTGAAGATCTTTCTTGAGTGAATTTTCAATAGAAAGTTGTAAACTTTTTTGGTCTACCGTCAATCGTCTTCGCGCCAAGGCATTATCCACTTGTGGTAAAGGTGTCGGTGGTGTTTGGGTTGAGCCAGCATTAAAATAAGAAGTTTGGAAACTTCCATAAACTCCCCCGGACCCCGACATACCAGGAGAATAAATTACTTGTTTTGTGGGTATTGAATAAGGTGCTTGTCGTTGCGCCCATTCGTTGTAGATAATGGTTTTTTCTAAATACCTTGGGTTCTTCTCGGGCATCGAATCTTCGACGCCATCCTCCGTAAATGTGGGAGGACATTTCCAATATGGTGGGTTTGGTTTAAAACCTTGTTCAACTTGCATTTCAAAATCAGGGTTCATCATTAGCCATGCACTCCCGCCGCCTTCCTTGTCAACGAAACGCCCCGGTAAACGCTTTTCATCGACATGTGTGTTCGGAGGGTCACATTGAAAAGCCGGTGCAGGTTTCACGCGGTCTATTTGCCGGGGTGGTCCTTGCGTTTCTACTTGCATCACCTCTGGTACTCTCAGAACATCATAAGTAAACGCATTACCGACACCCATAAAAGTAGTATCCAAAGTTGTTTTCATCATAAAACTAAAAGAAGGATGATCATTAGGAACAAGCCCTTCCACTATTTTTCCATCTTTATAGGTACAATAAATTGGAGGAATTGCCTCCTGTAAAGTTTGTTGCGGAGCTTCCAAAAATGTTAACAACTGCGTAGCCCTTCCCTTGGCGCGTTCCAAAGATGAGTCAAACTGCCAATCACAAACTTCGGGAGGAACCTCCTTGCCCTCTAAGAGAGCACACCTTAACGTGCTATCTTGTCGATCAGCAAGATTTCCACAAGGGTCAGGATAAAATTGGGATAATGCGTCCATTTGAGCGTCAAGCTCATCATTATCAATTAATTTACCAGCACTTCCAAAAAAATCATTAATACTATCTGCATCTCCAAGCAAATCTTTTAAATCCGGATCATTTGCTACAAGAGATTTAACAATTTTAATTACCGCTGGTGAGGCTTTCCCTTCTAACACTTTCTGAGTTTCACCACATGTTAAAGTTGTTGACATTTTTTCAAAAAACTTTCCAATTTTTGAATTTGATAATGCAGCCTTCGCTTCAGAAATTCCTTTTTGAGCTTTGGCAGTCGCTTGGGTTGGAATTGGATCTACAAGAGTTTGTAATTGTTCAGGGCTGACTTTGTGTTTGAGATTGGTTAAAAACTTCTTCGAGTTTGCGTTTAAATCACCTGATTTCAAACCATGCCCAACCCCCGCTATAGCGGCATCCCCTGCCACAGCTAATGCTGGCACCGCGAGTCGTCCGAGTATTTCTCCCGGTGGTTTCGACAATAATGCTCCAAGATTAATACCACCATACCCCGCGCCACAAACATCTTCACAGTTATCAAGAAGCGAATAAATTATTTGTTGCAACATCGCCCAGAGTGCTTTCTTCCCATAATATCGACGGTCGGAAATATATCATCTAAATTAATAACAGGAATTTTTAAAATTTCAAGAACACCAACAGTAAAAGCGCGAATGTCTCCTAAAATTTCTTCTAAATCATCAAAAGGTAAATCTGCGTGAAGACAACGTAGAGCCGCTTTAACAATATATGTCAAACCTAACTTATCAAGCACTTTATGGTAGAAATCCTCAAGAGTATGCAATTGATGAATTACTTTGTCAAGATTTCCAAGTACATTATCACCAACCCAATCTCGCGAAGCTTTTTGTTTCTGTGCCAAAGACATCTTAACTTCTTTTGTCTTAAGTTTAATTTCCAATCTCTGAAGTTCCTCGGTGGACAAAACTGGTGAGCTATTCGCTTCCACAGTTGTTTTTTTAAGAGCAGGATCAGGTTTGGGCGAGGCTGGTCTACCATCTGTATATTCTATTATCGCTGGCGGAAACTTAATATACTGATTCAGAAATTTTTGCCAATCAGGAGTTATGCTAGGATTTGCGGCGGGTGCTGTGGCACCAGCGTCAATCGCTTGTGTGTTTATCTCTTCAAAATGTTTATAAATAAACATCGTATTGCTATCCACAAACTCTGACTGTTTGAATTGTTCAAATCCAGTTATTAGCCGAGCAAACCCAGCCCCTTTATTTATTTCAGCATATAACGGAGCGTAAGATGAACTTACCCCGATCATAATTAAGTCCGATTGATCTTCGGGGAAAGACACTTTATTATTGTTAACCAGTTCTGTTAAGACACCAGCGAAATTCGCAACTTTAGTGGCTTGTTGACCAAAGTTAAAATTGTAAACGCGCCCTTCAAAATCTTTTGCCTCCTTATCATATTTCTTTAATAGCTTCGAAATGTTTTGAGCTTTTTGTGAAAAATTAAAAGTATTTAACCGAACCTCATCGTAAGCCCCAACCTTGGTTGGAGGATTTTCGGGGAGAGCATCAAACCGAAAATAGATAAGGTTAGCTGGATCGCTTTTATCAACATAAGTATCTGGAATTGTGACTAACACTTTGATGGTGCCGGAGGGTCGAATAGGAATATATGTACCAGAGCCTTCGGCTGGAATGGACGCATAAACATTAGCCGGAGTGAGTCCTTGACTATTTTTGTTAAAGAAATTTAAAATTTGGAGAGTTCCAGATTCCAACAGCGCGGGGTTGGTTTGGTGAGGAGTCCCATAGGTTTGCTTAAAATCGGGCCATGTTATTTTTTGAGAATCAACCGCAACGCAATAACGTGCGGGGTGTGCTGAAGAAGATTGCTCGAAAAAAGGCGTATCCCCTTCTGTGCCTGTCCAATCAACAGATACAATAGGTTTTGTATTTTTTGCTGCGTGATCCATAATCAAGTAGTGTTGTTATACCTGCTATTGATATACTTGTCACCCGCAGGATTAAAATACTTAAACTTATAAAGTCCAAGATTTGTTTTATGACTCATCAAAGATCGTTTTGTTTGAGAAAGATGATCAATCATCGTTTTCATTCCGGCTGACATTACTGGTAAACTAGGAGTGGTTTCCCAAACGAAACCAACACCCGCTGGTGAAGGAATGATTTTCATAGGAGCTATATGAGTATGGTGGGTAAGAGCTTTATTGAAAGTTGTTTGATACATTAGCAAAGAATCAACAATACCATTAAGTTTAGATACGTGGCATGTTAGTTTGTCTAACGCTTCTTTCAAATTGTTTCCTTTTGGAATCGGTTGTAAATCTTCATCGTTGTTTGTAGCAATTAGATCAATCCCAACCGCTTCAGCAATTTCTCCACCTTGAGAATTAACTCCGTCTGTTCTCGTTACAAGTTTTATTCCATCTCTCGCAATAATGCGAATACCGTCAGCTTTCAACGCAATACCAGATTTTGTCTTAGCATTTCCAACATGACCTTCAGCTAGATAAAAATTATCATCTATATCTGTTTTTTGACTAATATAAATTCTAGCTGCATCATATTTGACGCTTGGGTCAACCCATTCTTTTTGACCGTCTTTTCCAACTGCTTTTCCAAACGAACCAAGCCTTCCGACCACGATATCTATAGAACCTGCTTTTGTATCCCCTCGACCCCCGTATCCACTCAGCCGACTTTGTAATCTGTCCCTTCCAAAAACGATATATTGATTATTAGCACCGCCCATAACTTTTTCGCAAGGTGCATGGATGTATAAAGGAACGGGTTCTGCTAAAGCATCACAAGCAAGTCCCTTGCTCGCCAAACTCAGATTTTCTGGAGTATTTTCATCGCGAGCTTGTTTTTCTGGATTTTGTCCTTCTTTATCATAACCTTTTGCGTATTGTTTAGTTTCAACTTTGAGTTCGCTCATATTTATTTCACCTTTTGCGGCGAAGGCGGCGGCGTTTTTGTTTTGCAAGCCATGCCTCTAAGCCATGTCCTTCATATCTCTTTTCATGTTGGCGTCTATATCCTGGTGCTCGACCTTTTCCCACAAAAAGCCAATGCCATGATTCGCTATTCACCGAGCGCACAAACCCAAATTCATGCGCGTGTGCCTTTAACCATAAATAAAGTTTAGTGTTATAACCTGGCTTACCCCATTTTCCTTTAAGGGAACCATCGTTTGTTCCTGCAATATCAACCGCACTTCCGTTTTGATGATTGCTTTTGCCA